CTGGGTGACGACGACGTCGTACTCGACCACGATCTTCTTGACCTCGTTGCTCATGATCTTCCTTTCTCCCCGCCGGCGGGCGCCGACGGAAGGCTATGCGGGGTCGGGCAACGCCATGTCGACGAAGCGCGAGAGGTGCAGCTGCGCGGCCACGGTGATCGTGTCCGTCGGGCCGTTGCGGTGCTTGGCCACGATGAAGTCGGCCTCGCCGGCCCGCGCCGACTCCTTGTCGTAGTAGTCGTCGCGGTGAAGCAAGATCACGACGTCCGCATCCTGCTCTATGCTGCCGGATTCGCGCAAGTCAGAGAGCTGCGGGCGCTTGTCCTGGCGCTGCTCAGGGCCACGGTTCAGCTGGCTCATCGCGATGACCGGGCACTCGACCTCCTTCGCCAGGAGCTTCAGCCCCCGGGACAGGTCGGACACTTCCTGCTGACGGCTCTCGGTGCGCTTCGGGCTGGTCATCAGCTGCAGGTAGTCGACAACGATCATCTTGAGGTTGTGCCGCTGCTTGAGCCGGCGCGCCTTCGCCCGGATGTCCGTCAGCGTCATCGCCGGGCTGTCATCCACGAAGATCGGTGCATCGGTGACGTCGCCGAGCCGGCGCGCCAGCCTGGCCCAGTCGTTGTCGTCCAGGTTGCCCGTACGCAGCAGGTGCAGCGGGATGCGCGCCTCAGCCGAGAGCATCCGCGTGACGATCTCGGTCTTGCTCATCTCCAGGGAGAACAGGCACGAAGCCATGCCCGCCCGGATCGAGGCGTGCCGCATGAAGTCGATCCCAGCGGTGCTCTTACCCAGGCCGGGCCGCCCAGCCACGATGATCAGCTGGCCGGGGTGGAAGCCCGCGATGAGGCGGTCCAGATCCCGGAAGCCGGTCGGCACGCCGAGCGCGTCCTGGTCGGCCGCTCCGGCCGCCTCGATCCCGTCGAGGGTCGGCTGCAGCATCTCCGCGAAGCTGGAGAAGTCATCCCGGCTGCGCGTGGCGGTGACCTCGAAGATTGCCTGCTGCGCCAGGTCGACGGTGGCCGCCAGGTCCAGGCCGTTGCGGTTCGAGTTCTGGCCCAGCTGGGCAACCTTGGTGCCGACCTCGACGAGCCGCCGGAGCACGCCCTTCTCGGCGACGATCCGGGCGTAGTACGGCGCGTTCACCGCCGTGGGCACCCGCTCCGTCAGCGTGTGCAGGTAGGGGACCCCGCCGACGCGCATGAGGTCGCCCGAGTCGCTGAGCGCGGCTGCCACCGTCACCGGGTCGGCCGGCGTCCCCTGACTGAACAGCTCGGTGATCTTGTCGAAGATGACCCGGTGCTTCGGTGCGTAGAAGTCGTCCAGCGTCACGATCTCGATGACGTCGGAGATGATGTCCGTCGAGAGCAGCATCCCTCCGAGGACCGACTGCTCGGCCTGCTGGTCGTTGGGTGGCGCCTCGCCAGTCGGCAGGCCGTCGGTCACTCCTGATCTCCCTTCGTCGTCTCGTCCTCGGTCTTCGGTTCTGCGGTGATGGCGCGCAGCCGGTCCAGCGCGCTGACCGCGTTCTTGGCGTCGGTGTCCTGGGCCAGTCGTTCGAGCAGCGGCACCAGCACCTCGCGGACGGTCGCCGCGCCGCGCGTGCCGGTCACCGCCTTGGTGACGTCCCGCTCGAACGGCGACGGCAGCTGCCGGGCCTCGTGGTGCATGTCCCGGCGCCGTTCGGCCTTGATGGCCCGGACGCCGCGATTGATGTGCGCCGGCATGATCCACTCGGTCGACTCGGCGTAGTGCCGCCGGACGGCCTCCAGCGCGTCCCTCAGGTCGAGGTGCCCAATGAGCGCGAACCACCCCTCAGCGAGCCGGTCGCCGTTCTCGTCGTCGGGGATCTTCCGGTTGTCGAAGAGGGCACAGGCAGCAAGCACGCGCGCGGCGTCTCCCGGCGTCACGCCTCGATCTCCGGAATCGGCTGCTGGCCGCCGTACTTCTGGTCCAGCCGGTCCGCCACGCTCAGCGCCTGGCCCGCGCGGCTGGCCGCACCCGTCTCGACCACGCCGGAGCGCTCGCGCTGCATCTTCCCGATCAGGTCGTTCTCTCCCTTGATCTGCTTGCGCAGCTTGAAGGGGGAGCGGATCTTGTCATTCCAGAACGGGTGCTCCTGCGTCCACTTGATGACGTCGCGCAGCTGGTCGAGGGTGTGCCCGTCGATCTCCATCAGCTTGCGCATGTCGTTGATCCAGGCCTGATTCACATCGGGCCGCTCGTTCTTCGAGTGGTTGCGCTGGACCCAGTTGGCCAGGTAGTCAGCGAGCCGCTTGGCGTCCGCGAGCAGCTCGGCCTTCTTCGGGTCGAGCACCACGTCGGTCGGCTGCTCGTCCGTTGCCTTGGCCGCCTTGGCGGTGGCCTTCTTCGGGGCCTTGGTCGCGGGGTTCTGCCCCCAGCGCTTCTGCGCGCCGGCGCGGCCGGCGGCTGCTCGCTTGCTGCGCAGGTCCTTCACGGCGGCGCCGCTGCGCTGGTGCTTCAGGTAGTCGTGCACGTATCCGTGGCCGCGCCGGGGGATGACGCAGCGCTCGCAGGAGCTGTGCTCGTCGTGCCACAGGCCCTCGGCGATCATCTCTTTCAGTACGGTGTCGCTGATGCCCGTCAGGCGCTGCACCATGGCGAGAGGGAACACTCCGTCGGAGAAGCTCTGGGCGGACATGCACAGCGAGACGACGTAGGCGGCGATGGCAGCGGTGGGGTCGCTCATCGCCATGAACTTCGGGTTGGTGTAGAGGTCCACGGATACGCGGACCCACTGGCGGGTATCGTCCGGGCCGCCCAGGGCGCCTGGAGTAATGGGAGTAACGCTCATAGATCGGCTCCTCCTGCCGTTTCAGGGGTGGGGCTGGTCAGATTGCACGCGGGGCTGCGGCAAGATCTGTTGGTACAGACGTGACCACGTCGTGGGTACAAACGTAGGTCCTGGAGCCGAGGAAAGCAAGTGCCATGCAAGGGTATGCCGCCGGCCTGGGAGCGTGGCCTGTTGGCACGTTCGTTGCCACAGACGGCCATCCGCGGCTAGCATGTCGGGTATGACCAGGGCCGGAGACAAAAGCGGGTTCCGCGTGCACCGCACGATGTGGCGCAGATACGCGCTGATCGTGGGGAACGCTGGCCGTTCGGCTGATCTTCGCCGGTACCTTGAGTGGCGCATCGACCACCCCGACCAGGCGCTCACTGCCGACCCCGGCGCCGCGGGCGCATCGGTCCAGAAGTTCCGCGTCCACCCGGATCTGTGGAAGCCGTACGCGCACGTCTTCATCGGCGACGAGCGGAAGATCTCGGCCGACCTGCGCTCCTACGTGGCCTGGCGTCTTGACCATCCGGACCTCCCGCTGCCCGGCACGTCGCGTGTCTCGCTCAAGCTAGACCGCCAACCAGCAGCAGAGTAACGGGCCGCCCCCAGTGGGAGCGGCCCGTTCTTCATTCCAGGGGCACCAGTTCGATGGCGCGCTGCTTGCCGGCGTTGCGACGCAGCAGACCCTTGGCCACCAACTGCTCGATCTGATACGTCACCGACCCCGGGTCCCTGAGGCCGACATCATCGGCGATGACCATCAGGGAAGGCGTCTGCCGGTGCACGCGCTGGTAGTCGGCGATGCATCTCAGGATCGCCTCCTGCCGAGCGGTGACTCGACTGGTCCTGAGAGGCACGGAGCACCCCCACAGCGCCTCTCCGTCCACCACGGGCGCCAAGCGGAACTCACCCATCAGCGGGCAGCTCAGCTCGATCCAGGATGCCCCCGGTGATGGCCTGGCCCTCCGTGTCGACGACCGCGTACATGTTCGGCGGCCAGTCCTCCATGATCAGGATCGGCATTCCGGTCAGGGCCACCTGCAGCCCGGAGACGCCAGCCGCCGGCCTCGTCGCGATGTTCTTCACCAGGACTTCGTACGCGTCCTTGCCGATCTTCACGACAGCCGGCCGCGGCCGGTCGGTACGGAACGACTCGACTGCGGCGATCAGCTCGGCTCGCATCGTCATCCAGCGCGCGTTATAGATCAAAACGGGTCATCCTCCTTGATTCGGCCGTCGGCCACCGCCTTCTGGTACTCCGCGTATCGCTCGGCGATGGCCTCCTCGCTGGGGCAGCAGTCCGGGCAGGGGCCGGTCTCATTGGTCCCAGCGAACTGGATCACCTCTTTGTCCCAGCAGAGCAGGCACCACGGACTCCAGCTGCCGTCGTAGCCGGGCGCTCCGTCGAAGTCGGAGTTCATCGTGCGGTCACCGCCTTCTCCCAGATGCGTCGCAGCTTCATCCTCTCCAGTCGCAGCTGGGGACTCGGCTCGACCCACCCCTTCCGATCGTCGTTGATGTGCCCGCCGTAGTAATGCTGGCCGTGCCCCTGCTGACCGCCGACCTGGATCCGCGGCCAGTCGCACAGCGCGCAGTCATTCGGCCAGGCCGGCGGCTTCCGGCAGAAGGGGCAGGAGTCGTTGTGCTCGGTGATCAGCCAGGCCAGGTTTTCGGCCGCGTACCGGCGGGCGGCGGCGACCCGCGCAGCGCGGTCCGGGCCGGCGTAGTACCCGGTGTGCTGGCGACCGCAGTGGTCGCAGCCCAGGGTCACCTCACGAACGTGCCCCCTGCGCACCGCCGCCATGATGTGCTTCGGAATGTGATCACTCATTCGTCCGACTCCTCGCCGGTCACACCGTAGCTGCGCAGCATCGACTCGACGTCGTCCAGCGTGCTGCACTCCGCCAGCCGGGCGAACACGTCGGGCACCTGAGCGAACGCCTCCAGGCCCCTCCAGCGCGGCATCCGCAGCTCGTCGATCGCGCCGCGCTGATCGAAGTAGATCGTGAACTGCCAGAAGCAGAGCCGTCCGCCATTCTGCACGGAGCAGACCTGCAGCCAGTCGGCCGCCCTGGCCTGAATCTCGGCCCATTCCGGGTCTCCCCGCCGGTACGCCAGGTGCGCCCCGTCCGGCGCATCGTCGGTGGGCAGCGGGTAGTCGAGGTCGTACTGCAGGGTCTTCTTGACCTGCCGTCCCATAGGCAGCGGGTAGTTCGGGTTCACCAGGGCCTCCGTCAGATCGAAATCGAAGTCGCGCCTACGTCGCATAGCGTTCCTTTCCACTGCAGAGACGACTCGGCGCGGCCCCGGAACTCCGAGACCGCGCCGAGGTGCGGGACTACTGGCGCAGGGCCAGCTTCGACTCGTCGATCTTCATCGGCTTGTCGAACAGCAGCCACTCGCCGTTCCACTGCACTTCCTCGCCACCGGCGGTGAAGAAGTAGATGCCGCCCTCGTCGCCGCCGTAGCTGGCGTCGTCGGTCGGACCCTGGACGACCATCGGGCAGTACGAGCTGCCGCACGTGTCGACGATGTCGTCGGTCGGCGTAAGCTGCGCGCCGGCCGAGGTCACCTTGCCCTTGATGGTGTAGTAGGCGAAGACCGACCCGACCTGCGAGATCAGGTAGATGTAGCGGACCCGCCCGGCCTGGTTGTTGCGCTGGATGTGCTCGCTGATGTTGCGGCGCTCCAGCGAGTCCTGCAGCTTCGGAACCGGGACGGCCTTCTTCTGCGCGTTGTAGTTGGCGTTCGCGGTCGGGTCGTTCTGCTCGGCCTTGTCCTTGCCGGAGCAGGCGGACAGGCCGACGATCAGGGCGAGCGCGGCGAAGCCGGCGGCGAACTTACGGGTGAGCTTCAACGGAGATCCTTT